GAGCTTCAATATATTTAAACTGTTCCTCATATAACACTGTTCTTAGATTAATATTAGTTAAATCTTTAAAGAATAAATTATTTGAGGCCCAACCTAACAATACCATAGTCATCACTAGGTCATCATGATAACCAACGTCTGCAGCAAAAGAATTTCTTTGTTCTATAAATGTAGAAATTTCATGAATAATATCTGGGTCATGAATTAATAATTTACTACTTTCAACCATGCTCTTAAAGTTAGTACAACCTAAAGACTTTACCTGTTTGGTTGTCCTAACACCTAATGTAGCGCCGGGTTGAAACCCTCCTGACAAGAACTGCCCTGATTTAGAATTATGTCCTACGAAGAACACATTTTCATATTCCAATTCAGAGTACAATGAATCTGCAACCTGTTGTCCATTATCATTTATTTCAACTAAACAGTAAGCATTATTATAATCTTTAGCTACCTTATGTATAATGTTGGGATACATTAGAGGACTAATTTTGTTGTTTCTATATTTAGCCACAACTTTATAGGGGAATTCTGTTATGTCAGTTATAGTAAAAGCACAATAGTCTCCACCTACTCCTCTTGATGTATCTGCCACTAACACATAAGTATGATTCTTACCCTCAATTTGTCCTTCATCATTTCTGTATGCTCTTATTGGTTCTTCTAAAATATCTAAACCATCATTTCTATAAACAAATGGTTTAGCTGACATTCTTGATATAGCATCAGGATTAATAAGTGTATTGGATGAACCAAGGAATCTACACAATACTTCTTGGTTAAATTTAAGATCGCCAAGTAGTGCTCTTTGTTGTTCTGCCCACTCATCTGTTCTACCCGGAATCTTACTATAATGAATAAAATGAGGAATAAAACCGTTTATACCTTGTTCAGCCTCATTCCAAAACTTCCAAAAGTGGTTATATCCTAACGGGGTAGAAGTCAATAGAATCTTAGTAGTTTCACCTGATGAAATTGTTGGATATACTGAAGTGAAAAATTCATCAGCTATATTATTAGGAATAATTGCCGCCTCATCAATATATAACCAATTCACTGATTTTCCTCGAATACCAGAACTTGAAGTAGCTGCAGTAAATATTCTGCAACCATTTTCTAATTCTATATCACCCTTATTCCATGTCTTCAATCCTTGCTGCATCCATAGAGGCAACATTTCATACATTAACTGGTATCTATATAGCACTTCTCGTGCTGCTGCAGATTTATTTGCGAGTATAGCAACAGTCTTATTTTCTTGAAATAACGTATACCACAAAATACAAGCAGCCGCAGTTATTGTTTTACCCTGCTGTCTGCCTTCCATTAGAATAACTTTTCGATTATTTAATATTACATCAACTTTTTCTTTTTGGCAATCGTAAAGTTTAAATGGTTGCAACCCATGGTCAAGCGTAACTATCATACAATAGTTTTCTATAAAATAAATTGGATCTCTAGCACACTTTAAATATTCTTTTACCTGCTCTTGTGTTAGAGTTATTTGGAAACCAATCTGTTTTAAATTTTGATTTCCGTTATATGAGTTTTTAGCCGTCGATAGGTTTTTCATTTTTCAATAATTTTAATAATTCTGTAGTTGTACCAGCAAAAACAATATTATTTTGTGTACCTATAGAAGGATTGTTATCCTGTGTTCCGCTATCTAATTCTTTAGCTTGTTTTTGTAAAGAAAGTAAATCCTTAGCAACATCCGACATAGTTTTAATAAGTTGGCCTGCTACCTCATAAGTTCTTGGATGTTCTGAATTTTTAGCAAGATTAATCATCTCATCAAGTGTGCTTTCACCCTTAACAATAAGATTTCTTAGAGTAGTACGTGCTAGTTGATAGTCATTATCAATATCAACACTTTTACTTTGTTGTATTTCTGCTATTGGATATTGTTTTTGGTCAACTATAGGCAAGTCAAATATCTTATCCAACGATGGAATATCTTTCATCAAAATTCCTCAAAATTTTCTAAGTATACAAAAGTATTCCCGGGCATAACTGTATTAGGGTCAGTAGTTACTGTATACAATTGCTGTTGTTCTGTCAGAGACAAATTAGTGTAAGTATTAGCTTTAGCGGTTCTAATAAATCCTTGACGTAATACTGGACCATAGAAGTTTAGTTTCATAGTAAAATTCAACGTCCAAATAATAGATCTTCTATTAAAAAGATCTCCCTCATAGTCATCTTCAAAAGTTATACTATCTAATATAATAGGTAAATCGTTTTTTATATTTAAAACAGGTATCGCTTTCAAAGTTAAGTTGTAATCAGGATTAAAGTATGGTAATATCTGCTCTACAATCTGTAATCCATCATCTTGATTCTTTGCATAAATGTATAAAACTACCCCTATATTATAAGGCGTTGGAGCGTACTGAGTATTTAACGTATTATTCGTATTGTTCAATGCTCTACTTTGTTGTATAGGGGCTATTTTTCTATTTGGATCATAGGATAATGAAACCATTTCAAAAGACATTCTTGGTAATACTACCTGCGTCTCATTTATATCCACGTCAGGTTGTTGATCGATTCTAGCCAATATTTTTTGTTTTGGGGCATAAGCTAAAGGTATAGCAATATTTTGTATAACATTACCGTTTAGATCTCTGCGATCTATAACTATATTATTAAACATATTACCAAAAGCCACTATAGCTTTTCTTATAGTGCCCCAGTAGAAACGTTGATTGAGCATTACTTGTATACCTCACTAAATGGATTTCTTTCAGTGAAATCTAGTATGTCATCTATGTTTCTATCAAATACCGTATTAATAGCGCCCTCATCAACATCTGTTAAACTATATTCTTCTATTACCAATTCATTTTCGCCCTCTTGATCTAACAACAATTCATTATCATTTTCCAATTTAAATATGTAACTAGTATAATCAAGTGTCTTACCTTCGGTAAATGAATCAACCTCATCAATGCCTGTAGTAATTCTTTCGCTTGAGTATTGATATAACTCACAATCTAATTTATAAACATATAATTTACCTGCCTGAAAAAAGGGATTAGTTCCATCAACCTTTCGTATTTCAAACATTGCCTGAGTTAATGGAAAATAAATTAGATCCCCTTCAGCTGGTCTTTTTTCCAAAATAGTATTACCTAATCGCCCTGCTACCTCGTTCCACCTTCTTCTGGCTACTACAAATCTAGCACTGTCTCTTAATTCCAAACCAAACTTAGTCATCAATTCCCCATCACCTTCGAAACCAGTAATGTTTTCCAAATACATTTCAATAGGATAAGCATGTTCAAAAGTTGCTAAAGGATCCTCACCCAAAATCAAATCAGGACTGTTAGTTTTTCTAGGTATGTAGTATACTTCAAAACCGTAGATTTTCATTGACTCTATTATCAAATCCTCAAATAGAGTTTGTTCTGATAGTCTACCTATAGTTCTACCAGATTGAAAATACGGGTTAACTGTTGTCATTATTTCTTCTTTTTCTATTGACAATCTATTGACATGATGTTACTATTTGCTTTAAGCCTGGATGATAAATATTATCCAACGAACATATCAACCGGTAACTGATAACGATCTTGAATTTCCTTCTCTATATCACTTATTTCTTGAACTGCTTCTTGATATAAAGCATTACCATCAAGAGTTACTCCGCCGGGTAATTGAATTCCACTAAATTTCTTTAAATTAGACCCCCATTGCTTTTTAATTAAAGCAGTCGCATATCTTTTAAGATATAGATCATTATATACATCAGTATATGTATTTGGATCTAAAATACGATAACCTTCAACAATCACGTAATCTCCCACCGCCACATCTTTTTGCCAATCCATATCTATAAACAAAGTATTCATATGCCTATTAAATCTTACAGGTTTAGTGCCAACTAATAATTGCTGTATTAATTCAAGTTGTTGTCTTACTTGAGCATAGTAGATAAAATCTGTGGATGTTAAACTGTATAAATCATGCATCATTAGTTGATAACGAATATCAAACATATTGATGCCAGTTGTTTTGTTAGTAAATGGGAATATTCTCGAAACACCTACTACAGCATCTGACAGAGTAATACTTGTATTTGCTATATTGTTAGCAGTGATTTGATGTTTTAAATAAACTAACTCAACTGCATCGTAATGATATTCTCTGTAAAATTCAAATGCTTCATCAATTCTATCTTCAATCTGATCTTCGTCAACATTAATTTCAACTACAGGATGACCTAGTTCTCTTAGACAATATTCAATTAAAGTTTCTCTAGAATTAACTTTAGCCATTATTTTGTTACCTCTGGAAAAACGGTTACTATACCCTCTTGTACTCTATAAACTACATTGGCATTAAAAACTTCAACATCATATACATATCTACCTGCTTTAATATTAGCAGTTTCACTATAATTAAGAGTTAATAAAATGTTGCCAGTAGAATTATTTACAATACTTGAAGTTAATGTTATTGCATTACTGCTATAATATGATTTTCTCATCATAGCTCTAGCAGTAAAACCTGTTAGATCTATAGCATTTTTATTCTTATCTTTGTAAAGCACATACTCATTAAAAGTAGTGCCTTGATCTATAGCTATATTTTTATTAGTTGCCATTTTAACCGCATAGGTAAGTACAAGCTATTTGTTTTACTTCTGTAGGTGAACTAAATGTCATTCTTTCTCTGGATTTAGCCACTGTGTAATTTCTTAAAATATCATCATCCTGTTTCATTCCTTTACCGGGCATAGATGAGGTAGTAATAAAATCTCCAATTTCTATGTCCCCATTTTCCCCACATACATTTACCAAGCCTTCGCCTAGAGCATTTATTGAGATATAACTATTTATTCTATGAATGCTTTCCATACCAGGTAAAAATTCTGTTTCTATATTACTCACCTCAGAGTCAGGTTTTCCTGGAGTATCGCTATCTGAGGGTTGCGGGTTAGACATAGGTTGTGTTACTGTACGTTGTTCACTAACAGCAGTAGGTATAAAACTAGCATTCACTCCCGATATCAGTGAAACTACACCAACAACTTGTTTTTGTCTAATAGAATTGCTTCTGGATACTTTGGTTACAATATCGTTTATAGATTTTTTATTAATTATTTCTACGTCTACAACTATATCACCAATTTCAAGTGTTTCTGCAGGATCAACGTACGCATCGTGAGCTCCTGTAAATGGACCACCTCTACCAGTGTATATGTAAAAGGCATAAGACCCGAATCCTAATCTTATTGATGATGTTACCGCGCCATTTCTATCATATCCTACGAATGCTCCAGCAAAACTTTCTGTACCTGTTCCCAAAGATGCATAAGCAATTTGGGCATATGACGCCTGCTTATTTCCGTTCCATCTAGAATCTACATTCAATCCCACAAATGCACTATTGTTGTATTTGTATCCTACTAATGTTTGATTAAGCACCGTGGATCCAAGCAATCCATTCCATAAAGCAAAATTACCTGCGAACCAAACGGATGAATCGGTCGCACTTCTTTCACATAAAGAAAAACTACTAAATACTTGGCCTTGACCGGTGGTTTGATTATATCCACCAAAATCAGCGAAATCACCTGCTCTCCATTTGGAAGTGAATCTTGCGGTTGTCCATAATTTAATAGAGGTACGACCCGCCACATAATCTACATTGTTATTTTCAGGTCTCGCATCAGTTAAAAACGAAGGGCCACCATTAATAATATCTTGAGCTGAGCCAACCAATACACCTAGTGCATAATTTCCTAAATATTGAGTATCATAACTTGCAAGAGCTACAAAAGGATAACCAGTTCTATTTCTAGCTGCAGCTATTAAACCAAATCCTCCTGACTGAGCTACAGAGACACCTAAACCGAATCTATCTGCAGATATGGTTTCAAAAAGTCCTAAGAAATAATATGTTTGGCCATCAGATTGTTTTAATGCTGATGTAAGCCCTAAACTAAATGTGCCATATGGTGCTGTAAACTGCCCACTCTTTAACGCATCTAATTCCAAAGTACCATCTATAATAATTTTACCGTCAATACTGTAAGGCGCAATTTTAGCTGTTGTAATAGAATTAGCTGCCAACTTATCAGTAGTAATAGAACCAGATTCTATTTTAACTGCAGTTATCGCTCCTACACCTATCTTATCTGCTGTAATTGCATTTGCTGCAATCTGTGTTGCACCTATTGATCCTGCTTGGATTTTTCCTGCTGTAATTGCATTGGCACCTATAGCATCAGAAGTTACTGCACCAACTTTTAATTCTGCAGCACCAATCACACCTGCCTGGATTTTTCC